GTGGTCAGTGTTGTCTACCAACGCAAATGTGCTTGAGGTGCCATCGTACCGATATATCTGTGGGTATGGTTCAACTGCCGAATCAACCCAGATATCGTTGGTTACAAGTGGCGTGCCATCGCTTTGTTCTGTTGGTTGGCTACCACTGATGATTGGACCATTTGGATCAGTTGCAGGGTATGCTTCTCTGTAGCCTTGCCAAATCTGTCCATCGCCAACCATGATATCAACTTGTAGATCGGTATTATACCACAGCGTACCATTAGCAGGTGCACCAGCAGGCGCAGTTGCTCCAGCAGTATATGTTAACGATACCCACGCACTACCATCCCAATAGTACAGGACCATGTTTGCTTCTGGCGGTATATTGCCGTCGCTGTCATAGCGTGCATACACCGTGCCTATTGTCTTGTTAGCACCAAATGCAGCATTGGCCACAGCATCGCTGCTGTACAATGGTACAGTACCGCTGTTTGGATTTGTGTTTTGCTGTACCCAAACAGTACCGTTATATTTCTTTACCACCAAGCTGGTGCCACGGTCTTGTGCAGTAGTGTTTATCCAAACGTTGGTAGCTGCAGTCTGTGCTAGCGTGCTAGGCACAGTCAGTGTTGGGTAATAACCTTGATACACCAGCTCTCGGCCAAACACATAGCCAACCTCTATACCAGAACCAGCTAACGGTGTACCGCTGATATCCTTGAGGACAAACTGCGTAGCGTTAGAGTTGGTTATCTTTAGATAGTTACCCGTTGCAACGCTAGCTACGATAGGACCACTTGGGAATGCAGTATTGATCGCAGCAACTACACCTGCTAGAGTGTTGTTTGGACTAGCGGGAACATTTATGGTTACAGCAGTGCCAGTGCCAGGATCTATGCTAAACGTATTGCTAGTAAGGAATGCCATGGTCACATTGAACGTAGCAGCAGAACCGCTGCCGCCAGTGACCGTTACTGGGTTGGTCGGAGCCACAGTGTATACTCCCGCTGTTAACACAGTTACTGTGTTAACTGTCCAGCCCAGTGTTACTGTAGCGCTGATACCGCTGCCGCTAGTTGAATTTGGAGTTACAGGGTTGCTTGGATTCGCAGCCGCACGCTGTCCACCGCTGACTATTGATAGTGTAAGTATTCCACCACTACCATCTACAGTGTCAACTTCTAATACAACTGGGCTGGTATTGCCAGTGCTGAAAGTCAGCCTGTCGGCGGCCGCATAACCGCTACCTGTAGCAGATATTGATGCAGCTATCACTTTCACGCTGGCCACAGCCAACTGTGCGGCCACCGAACTTGTACCGCCAACAACATTGAGGGTATCACCAACTATGTAACCAGTGCCTGGTGCAACTGTTACAGCACTGCCAACTGACAGCGTTGCAGCCACATAGCTAGGATTGGCAACGGTACCTGTTACACTACCGTAATAGGTCTGGGTAATAGGCATACCTGCAGTTTGCCACGGGTGTGTGAGATCAGCTTGGTTGCTGATGTCATTGAAATATGTGTCAGTGCTGTCATAGTTGGTTATGGTTAGATAGTTGTTATTACCAGAAGTTGTTATAGATGCATATGCATTGTAGCTAGCATTGTCGAGTTCGGCATTAATTTCTGCAACAAACGACGCTAGTGTTGTACCGGGTAACGTTATGGTAATTGGGCTAGCGCCGCCAATGCTGATAGTGCATGAACTCAATGCAGTAAATGTTGGATTAACAACAGATCCTGTGATCACTCGCGGCGTTGCTTCTTGCCAACCCCAACCCGGATAGCTAGCATCGGTACTACCAACTTTGAACCACCATGCAGCAGTGTCGCCGTTTAGAGTGGTCTGCGTGATCTTCTGCCATATGCTGTTCTTTTTCAAACTGTCATATTGATTGGTACTGTATGCGTCTACTACAAAACTACCAGATGTGCCAAATGCTGCAGCAGGTACTATGTAATTGACGGGCGATGTACTTGCAAAACCAAGATTGGTGAGTATGGTAGCATTTGAGCTAGTTAGAACAATAGACGTATCAATATCGCTGCTTACTATGCGCAGATAGTACATGTCGGCGATCGCAGTAACCTGCACATCTGGTTTACCTGTACGAGCATAGATAACTGCCGATATGCCATTCTGATGGATCACTGAATTATTGATTGCGCTAGCAACATCGCTGAGGCTCATACCAGTTGTAAGTGCAATCACAGTACCGTTAATGACTAGATTGTTGGATACCGTTATTAGTGCTGTACTGGCGCTAGTACCAGTTGAAGTACCCTGCACAATGTTCTCGAGATATGTAGCTGATGTTAACACAGTTGGAGTCTTAGCTGCCCAGCTCAGTGCGCTGTTAACGTTACCGTTGCTAGTGAATATTCCCCAAGTTGACTGCGACGTATCAAACCAATATTGATTAACTGCTGCTTCTCCAGTTGGCTCAGTTGTGGTCGGTACCATCTGTGTGAGATCTACATCCCCTCTGAGCACATATGCCGTATTTGCAATACCAAGATATTGATATGCAGTAAACAAACCTAGTTCATTCAGCTGGTTATCATATTGAGGTGTACCCGCTGTGGTGTAAAATGTTGGAACTCCAAATGTCTGTACCAGATCACGCTGGCTGCTGATGAGGTATAATTGGTTAGCATTTGCAGCAGTTGTACCCGGTGCATAGACTGAACTGCTACCGGGTTGTAGTTTGTCTGCACCAGTTGCTATCATTATTAGAGGTATAGTTCCGAGTCCTGCGCTGGCATATGCGCTTTCATCACTAACTGTTACGCTAACGCCTGGTGATACTAAAGTGGCCATATTGGAAATCTCCGTTGGATGTGTGCTGATTCTATTTATCAGCACCGCGTTAAAAAACCATAATTTGTACCATGCAGTCGAAGATCAAACCACTTGATCGGCTAGCAAAAATATGCTATTATGTTAAGACGGAGAACACGATGATCATTGGCATATGCGGACTGATAGGCAGCGGTAAAGGTACTGTGGCAGACATGCTCGAAAAAGAGCACCAATTTATAAAGGTCAGTTTTGCTGACAGTCTCAAGGATGCAGTGGCTGCAGTGTTTAACTGGCCAAGATATCTGCTAGAAGGCGATACTATTGAAAGCAGAGAATGGCGAGAACAAGTTGATGATTGGTGGGCTAAAAGATTAGGTATGCCAGATCTCACCCCACGTTGGGTGCTGCAAGTATGGGGCACAGAAGTCTGTAGGCATGGCTTCCATCAGGACATCTGGGTTGCAAGCATTGAGAACAAGATGCGCGATCCAGAGAAAAATTATGTAATACCAGATACGAGATTTCCGAATGAAGCAACTGTCATACGCAAGCTAGGCGGGCAAGTTTGGCAAGTTAAACGAGGCAACGACCCGGAGTGGTTTCGACAATATCAAAACCATAATATCATACCAACTGATGTACATCCTAGCGAATGGGAGTGGGCACGTTGCGACTTTGATGCGATCATCGAAAACGATGGGTCGCTTGACGATCTCAGAGATAACGTGTTAACTTGGTTCAAGTTGTATCGTATCGCTGAACACTTGTTACCTAGACGTAAATAAAACTGTATTAGAAGGATATCAAATGCACGCATCAGAGTCTATCATGTTGTTTGATGGCAGCGAAAATCCAGCTAGCATGATTGCTGCAGAAAAAGCCGCGTTGGTTGGACATACTGTGAGCACTGTTACCTATCCCGGGTCCGGACTTGATACTGTTGATAATCATCGCTACATGCTAGATATTGAGCATTTGAAAGACGCGAATCGGTATCTGCTGCGTGCTAACAAGAGCATGCATAGATCGTGGCCTAGACAACAGCTATCAGCAGACAATGCACTGCGACGAGATATGTGGATAGCTCGTTGGACGCACTGCATCTATGTGTTTGGTTTGTTCACACAAGATGCCAGCCTATTGAAGATTGGTACCGATGTTGCGTGGACAGCACAGATGTATGTAGACAGGTTCTTGTATGATCAAGAACCAATCGAGCTCTGTGAACTATTCATGTTTGACATGAAGAGCGAATCTTGGTGGCGGTGGCAGCAACAATGGTCCAGGACTGATACTGTGCCAGCACCAGATGGTGTGTACACAGTGTTAGGAACTGACAAGCTAACTAATGCTGGCAAAGCTGCATTGAAAGATCTTTGGATTTAACCAATGATGATGCCAAGCGGCATTGCATTGTCGATATAGAGATCGATGTGTTTTTCCAATTTTTCCATGGTTGCAGCAGCTTCTTGCTTGAGTTCTGTACCTTTAAGAGTGGTCCCGCCTTGAGGTCCTGCAATGCTTTGAAACTTGCTATAAGCTTCGCCTAGCATGCGCTGGCACCAAGCTAACGTGTAATCTCTGATCCAAGGACGAGCAAATGGGTCGCGCAGTATCACATCGTCTGGACGATACATGTATGCCCATATTAAGATCTGTTCATTGCCGCTAGGTCGACGCACAATGCTCAAACGTTTGGTAACAGTGTCAAACGTAAAGTTGATGTCGCGTCCAAACATGCGCCCTGCTTGATCAAGATATTCGTAGAACAGTTCGTATGTCAACAGTCCTGCGCTGTATCCGCCGCCAGCACCAGCCTGCAACAGATACAGGTTAGTGTAGGCCAAACTGAACGGATCGATCTGCGTACCACCAGTGATACCACCTAGACCACGACGGAACAGCTGCCTTACTGACACTACATTGTCTGGTAGATAATACTCAGTGATGTTGTTTTCGAGACGTAGAAACAGATAGCTTTCTTCGTCTGCGTTACCGCTGCGTTGCCTATACCTATCAAAGCTTAGTTTGAGCGCAGTAGTGTAATGATTTGGATCAAGTTCAATGTCGACCATGCCGCCGCCCAACATCAACTGGACTTCGTCTATGATTTCTTGCTGTAGCGGAGTGGCCATGTGATATCTCCCTCGTGATATTTATCGCTAAGATGAGGTCGATGGTTACCTAACTACTGCATATCGCACAAAGCTTATGCTGCTGGAACGTATAATATATGTTTGACGATCAAAAATCAGCACACCAGAACCAGTTATGTCAGTTGCAAGCTTCATGATATCGCGGCAGTATCTAGTTGGTTTCTTAGGTACTACTGCATTTAATCCGCGATTGTACAAGGTTAACGCAGTACACCAATCGTTGTCAGCTTCATCTAACGCCATGCGCAGATAGATCATGCTGTACTCTAGATTGACCTCTGGTGTTAACAAGGATGCACACTTGCCCTTGAGTCCGATTCCTTTAGCCGTACCGCACCTGATCTGACCCAGACCATAGTTACCTTGACTCAGGACTCTCGCATTCCAACTACTCTCATACGTCACGACAGCGAGTGCCAGCGAGGTTGGCACGGTATGTTCCTGGGCCTTGTCAGCTGTAAGCTGAACCAACGATGAGATGCTGTAGTTCTCATCCTTAGCACTAGCAACATTACAGCAAAAGCATGCAATACTGATAGCTACGACCATAGCCATTTTCTTCATTGGCATGCTATTTAATCCTAATTGTTTGAAAAAGTCAAGTTAACCGCAGATCACTTGAAAACTTTTATGATCATCGTGTCTTTATTGAGCTTTCCAGTTACTGGATGTTTCTTACCGTTAACATCTTCCATCACGACATCAATGCGTCGCAAGTTGGTAGCATTGCGCAGTTGTCTAAGTACCATCTTAGGATCACGCAAGTGTTTAGCATATACTTGCTCAGTAGCAAAGCCGGTTAGTTTGTTGCCGCTAATGCCCAACCC